AAGAAGAACGGGGTCACGATCTGGAACGTGATCGATTGTCCCCACTGCGGAAATCCGTTCAGCCGGATTCTGACCAGGAGCACTGTCCGAGGTGTTTCCGAGAAGTTCGTGCTGAGTCCGGACCACGGTGCCCGGGCTGCGGGTGCTGCGTGAGGTGCAGATGAAAGGAGCTTCAATGAATGGTCCTGTAGAAAATTTGGTGCGTGAGGGTGCCAGACTGAAGGCGCAGATCTCCACGGCGGAGGCGAAACTGAAAGAGATTAATGCTCGATTGGCAGAGATAGCCAGCTTTGAACCGGGATCGAAGACAGCCCACCTGGTGGCCGCCGGCTATCGGGTGAAGATCCAACGGCGAGAATATGTTAGTTGGGATCAAGAGAAGCTGGAACAAATACGGGCCCATATCGGCGAGCAAAAGTTCAACGGCATCTTCAAGATTGAATATAAGCCCCACGGCATGAAGACCATCAACGCCGCCCTCCTGGATCCGGAGATGGGAGACGCCTTGCGATGGGCCATGACCGTCAAGGACGGGGCCCCATCGGTGAGCTATGAACCACTGGAGGAATGACAATGCCGCTCAAACCCATTTCCAAGGAAAGCGTCAATCGGTTCTGCGCTCTTGTGATCGGGCCGCCTGGGATCGGCAAGACGAGTCTTATCAAGACGCTTTTCGGCTACACCTGGGACCTGGAAGCCGGCGCATGGCGCACACCCGAGGAGGCCGAGCAGCCGCCGGTCTGTGTCGTGAGCGCCGAAGCGGGACTCCTGAGCGTCCAAGATCTCGTGATTGAAGGCAAGGTTGAGGGCTTTGAAGTCACGAGCTTGGATGATTTCCGGGATGTTTATGAATATCTGACCGCAAATCCGGAAGCTCAAACCAGATATGGCGGCGGGTGGGTCTTCATTGATTCCCTGACGGAGATTTCGGACCGCTGCAACAAACACTTCAAGGCCAAGTATCCACAGAAAGAGAAAACTTTTGACCGTTGGGACGATTACCAGGCGCTCATGACGACACTTATCAAGGGATTTCGAGACGCAACCGCCTTCAACGTCGTCTTCACATGTCTCCCTCTGGTGGACAAGGATGAGAACAACCGGCGCTTTGTCGGCCCAAACGTCACAGGGAATAGCCTACGGCAGCTCCTCACCAGTTTTTTCGATGAGGTTTTCTACTTCACCAACATCCAAGCCGACGACGGTATGGAGTTCCGGACGTTCATCACGGGCCCCTATGAGCGATTTCCCGGAAAGGACCGGAGCGGGAAGCTGGCTCTGTTTGAGCCGCCCAACCTGCTCCATATTCACAGGAAGATTCTAGGCAAGGAGGAAGACCATGGCACGAGTGGATCTTGACCTGTCGAGCTACGATGCGCAGGGTAGCGACTATGAGCCGATTCCCCCTGGAGAGTACACCATCAGGGTGCTGGACTCGGAAGTAACCCATTCCAAGGCCGGAAACCCCATGGCCATATTCACTTACGAGGTGCTCGGACCGACTCACGCCGGCCGAAAGCTCTGGGACTATTTCGTCCTGAACAACGAGGTGGCGCTGAAACGGTTCAAGGGGTTAGCCGAGGCGGTTGGATACCCAAACCCAAATTTCATAAGAGACACTGAAGACCTACATGGTCTCCAGTGTTCGGTCCGTGTTTCCATCGAAGAGCAGGAAGGCTATTCGCCGAAGAACAAGATCACGTCCTACAAGAGGTTCGCAGAGGTGAGACCGGCCCAGGCAAGAGTCAATGCTGCGCCTCCGCCGAAGCCGGTTCAGAGTGCCGCCAGAAAGTCTGTTCCGCCTTGGGAAGCCGCACAATGATCGTTCTTAGACCCTACCAGGAGGCGGCCATCGAGACCATCGTTGCCGCCTCCATGGTTGACCGCTACATCCTGCTTCAATTGAGCACGGGAGCCGGAAAAACCATCATCTTCAGCCATCTCATCCGGAGGTGGCTTGAGGAGTTTCGCATGCGGATTCTGGTCCTGGCCCACCGAAAAGAGCTCATCGAGCAAGCCGCGGACAAGCTCCGCCGGGTTTGGCCGAAAGCTCCCATCGGGGTCGCATGCGCCAGCGTGGACGCAAAGGCAGACCTCATGCAGCCTGTGGTCATAGGGAGCGTCCAGACCGTCGTGAATCGGCTGAATGAGTGCCCACCGTTCCATCTCGTGATCATTGATGAAGCACACAGGATGCCTCCCAGGAACGTCAAGTCTCAATACCGAACGCTTCTTTTGAAGATGGAGTCCTACTACGAGCAATTGCGTGTGCTCGGAGTGACGGCCACGCCATATCGGCTCGGCCATGGCTACATCTATGGGAACAAGTGCAGGAAGGGAGCGGAGAACTGGTTCGGCAAGCTCCACTATTCGGCTCCCATGTCCATGCTTCAGTCCGATGGATGGCTCGTTCCCATTCGAGCGAAAGAAGCGGAGAACATCGACAACGAATTGAAAGCCGTCCGCACCAGTGGAGGAGATTGGAACCTGGGCGATCTTTCAGAACTGATGAGCCGGGACCGCCACGTGGGTTCCGCCGTCCATGCCTATCAGGAATATGGCGAAGGACGACGCCATGTAGTGGTGTTTTGCGTCACCATCTCTCATGCGGAGAGGGTGCGGGACGCCTTCCTGGAGGCCGGCTTCGTGAGTGAATGCGTCCACAGTCGGATGCCCATGGAAGATCGAGAGCGGATCCTGGCCGATTTCAACGCCGGGAAAATCCAGGTCCTTTGCAATGTGGGAGTCCTGACGGAAGGATGGGACTGTACCTGCGTGGACTGTATTCTTCTTTGCCGCCCCACCAAGAGCTCAGGGTTGCACGTCCAGATCGTCGGCCGCGGACTCAGGCCGCACCCCGGGAAAAAAGATCTGCTGGTGCTGGACCTCTCCGGAAACATGAGGCGCCACGGAGATCTAGATTCTCCGGCTGTGACGGTGCCGAATGTCTCCGGCGTCCAGGGGACGCCGCCCATGAAGGCGTGCCAGGTATGCAGAGAGATTGTCCCGCCAGGGACGATGGAATGCCCCAACTGCGGCCACTTGTGGGAACCTGAACCTGAGAACGAGATCAATGCCCCTGTGAAGATGCGGGAGATCAACTTCGGTCCGTGGTCCATGGATGTGCTGTCCGTGACGCCGCGCTACCACATCAGTCGAGCCGGGAACGCCATGTTGAAGCTCATCATATCGGCAAGGGACAAAAACGGCGGTTTTCTCCCGAAGGTCTTCTATCACTTCTGGGACATCGAAGGGAACGCTTCAAATTATGGCCGACAAAAAGCCATGGCGGCGTGGCGGCGATTCGGAGGTCTGAATCCGGTGCCGGAAACGATTCAGGAGGCGATCCAGCGTTTCGATGAGCTCGCGTTCCCGACTGATGTCAGGGTCAAACAAAATGGAAAATATCTCAACGTGGTGGAATGGTGATGGCGCGACTTCCAATGATGGACAAAATCGCTGCGGAGATCTACGAGGCTGCGTCGCGAAACGGAGCACGCCGTCGTTATCTTGGGATGAGCGCCATCGGTGGGCCATGCGACCGGGCCCTGTGGTACGGGTTTCGAGGGTTCACGTCTGTTCCGGTCGATGGAAGAGCCAAGCTCATATTCGAGCTTGGAGACTGCATCGAGGAGATTCTGATTCGGCGCCTTCGCGAAGCCGGCTATCGAGTGGATGGAGAACAGTTGGAATTCGAGGCCCACGAGGGATTCTTTCGCGGCCATTGCGACGGCGTGATCCATGGCATCACCAAGAGGCCGCATATCCTGGAATGCAAAAGCGCCAACCGAAAGCGGTTCGATTCCTTCCGGAAATTCGGCGTGCGTCAGGTCTCCCCAACATATTACTGCCAGGTGCAATGTTATATGGGCTATGGCCGACTGGAGAGGGCCCTGGTGGTTATCTACTGCAAGGACACGTCCGAGATATATAGCGAGAGGATTCACTTCGTAGAGCCGGACTTCGAGGCCCTACATGAACGCGCTTATCGAATCATCACGGCGAACAAAATACCTGAGAGAGCCTTTGAAGATCCTGAAACCATGGAATGCCGGTGGTGCGACTATCGGATTCACTGCCGGATGCCGGAGGAGTCTGTCATCGTGGCTGAAGACAGGGTGTGCGGGACCTGTTGGTATCAGACCTGGAAAGGACTACAACCGTGCTGCACCCATCCTGACCATCCCTATGTGCTCAGACAATGGGGCGTCGGATGTGATGATTGGAGCCGA